TTACATGGTGTAGATGTCAATTCTATCTTCATCTGCCACTGGATAAAAATCTTTATCATCGCTAATAATATTTTTAATCCCATGATCTTCCATTGTCTTTAAGAAAAGAGCGTCATAAGCATCAAGAGGGTGCAATTTTAGCGTATAAATAATGTTATCACCCGTGCTTTCATCTGCTGTAAATGGCAATATCTCAGCTAATGCCTTTATATCATCCCAAGCTTGTTCGATATCTTTAACAATAATTTTGCGTTGATCTGGAAGTGCTCTAAATTTCTTAATCGAATCAATTTCAGGATATTTACGTTGGTAATTTTTATAAGACTCTCTTTCAATATAATGCCCTAATTCACTTAAACAGAGAGCAGAAGTATACAGTTTACCATTTTGTTTAACCCTATGAACAAACTCAGAATATGTACTTATCTTATCTCGGTTAGGAGACGGGTAATCTATAGCTTTATTTGCGATATAAACTATATTTACCCAAATATTAGTATCAACAAAGAACTTCTCGCTTATCTTTGTTCTACCAAGCGATGAAATCGACATTAAGCCCATAATTAGACCTCGCCAAGCTCATTCACATATTTTTTTATTTCATCAGGATTTTTATAGAATTCAATCGCATTTGCTATCACTCTGTTTAAGAGATTGCGACCACCTTCTGAAATATTGGTAAATTTTAACTTTTCTTGTAATTCAATAATGGAATAATCTTTTAATAATCGGCCGATAGATGCGTTAAAAAAAGGCGTTGCGTATGTGTCGATGTTAATGAAATTTAATTCGACCATTTCCTGAGATGAAAATGATTCAATAATTTTTTCATGAAGCTTATCACCCAGAGGCATTGATACCGCAATTTGGCTGCCAATAAGGTCTTCTACTATAATTGTATTCATAACACTACCTCTAAAAGAATTGTGGCTCATTTTGATATGAGTAAACGACATTGGTATCACAGTTGATCGTAATTAACGCCATTGTTCCTTTAAAATTAAAAGGCAATGATTCTACTTGATACTCACCCTGCTCATCAATACTTGCTTTACAATCATTAGTATAAATTTCAAGACTACCTTTATTGAGGTGGACAAATTCTTTTAATAAATCCAAACCAACACCTCTTGGCATATCATCAACAATACTGTCTGTTTTGGTTGTGTTCCCTCTTTTAAGGGCCCATTTTAAGGCGCTTTTGTTATCACTAATTTGCATAGATAGTTTTTCATTGCGGGAAGCAAAGTCGAGTACATTCTGACATATCCCCCCTCCTAAATCAACGATGCAGAGGGTAATTGTTTGGGCCATACCATCATAAGCACCACAACTTATCACTTCTAAAGGGATCTTGCTTTTTAAGATGCCATGCCCAAACGCATTTTGGTATAATTCAAAAATACGGCTAACGATATCCTCCTTCAATGATGGTGACATCCTTACCCGTTCATCAGTAAGCCATTCATTTTTAATATGCTGAACAATATTTTCAGAATTATCTTCATCTTTATGCATTCTAAAGCCAATATATCTTCCTTCAGGATATGGGTTTTTATATTCTGCAATAAAATGAGATAGAAAGTTGCAGTTAATAAGCTGATTTTTTAATTGGTTGCTCATGCTTCCTACATTAAACATTACCCCAATCTTATCTGCATTATTTTCTTGTACTAAGTTAATAATAAAGCGTACAACTTCCTGATTATTAAACAGATCTTGCATAATAAGCTGAACTGATTCATTCATCGTGGAATGACCACCTGTTCTTGCTTTTATTTCGTTTAACTTTTCAACCAAAAGGGGTCTCAGATGTTTATTGTCTAAAAGATGCTTAAAAATAGATGCCACTTCTCTTTGTAAAAGAGATGGAAAATCTTTACGGGCCAATACTTTCTTTTTTTCTTCCAAATAAAGGGAACTAGTAAGACTCGCAATAGCTCCCATTAACGCAATCGCACTACAACTTAAATAGCTACATTTATCAAATTGAAATGTAAAACTATGCGCCACATCATTTAATATTCCAACACTAAGCTCCAGCATTTTTTCAGTATCTTGGCTATTATCATCATGTGTATTTAAGTGAATAATTTTTGCTGTCATTTTTTATAATTCAATCTAATCAATCCAAATGTCACAAATCTTCTACGCAAATTTTAATAACATTCTTCGCTTTCCCGATGAATTCTAGTTTTATTCATTATGTTTCCTTGTATTGTCGCTATCTTACAAATAACTCCTATGCTCCACCGCTACAACAATACCGAGTACCAAAACACTTTTCCCAACACTGAAATGTCTTGTAACTCTGCTATTTCGTCAGGGTGTTCATCACTGTTATAGCTGCGGATCTTCACTTGCTCATTAGGCATATTGTAGAGTAGTTTTATGCGCAACAAGCCGCCGTGATTGATAGCGTATATCTTGCCGTCTCGGATTGTCTTATTGCCCAAATCAATTCCCACCGTTGTTCCGTCCGGAATGACAGGTTCCATAGAGTTACCGTCTGCTACCACGCATACCGCATTTTCATACTGCACGCCTTGCCGTCTTAATGTGGCACGCGAAAAGCGCAGTTTGAAGTTGTTGTAATCCATAATGTCATCAGCAAAACCATTTCCGGCAGCTAATCGGATTTCTTGGAAAAGCGGAACTTCTACCTCGTCATCATTTAATGGAGTATTACGGTCCCACAGGTCAAATGAGCCTGTTTCGGCTACGTTTGATTCTATTTTGGTCTGCACCATTTCACCCGTGCCATTTAAGAGCCATTCCGGCGAAATTTTCAAAGCCTTGGCTATTTGCAATCCATTTCTAGGGCTTTTTGTAACTCCGTTCAAAATATTACTGATCGTTACTTGTGATGTTCCTGCTAATGCGGCTAATTCAACTTGGTTTTTACCCATTTTTTCCATTGCAAACTGCAATCTTTCAGAAAGTGTATTCATAAAACCCTCCTTAATCGCCCGATCCTATAAATAAACTTATATAAAATCAAATAAGAAATCCTTTACAAGATATAATGTATCTTATATTATGTATAAGAATTTTAATTAAAGGTGAACTATGAAGAACGAGGCAATCGAAAAAGCAATTTCAATTTGCGGTTCTCAGGTAAAGCTAAGTCAAGAATGCGGAGTTTCTCAGGTTTCCGTCAGCTTTTGGCTTAATGGTGGCGGTATTAACGCTAAGTATATCCTGCGAATCGTTAAGGCTACAAAAGGCAAGGTTACTGAAAAGCAGATTTTACATTCCTTAGCAAATTTAACTGACAACTAATTTACTTATATTGGCGCAAAAGAAAACCATAAAAATAAGGCAAAAATTATGGCAATGAAACAAACCATTATAGAGATGATTGAACAGATACCCGGTGGTAAAAGCGCGGTAGCTGGATTCTTAGGATTTACTGAAAGTGAATTAAATAATCGTCTTTATCAAACAAAGGGCCAACGGTTCAAAAATGAAGAGTTGATCGCTATTCAGCTTGAATATGGTTGCACACAATTTATTGAAGAATTATGCCGTGCAGCTGGTGGACGCTTTGTACCTGATACCTGTGCAGATGATTTAGATGCAGTAGAAATGGCAAATATTCAATTACATGAGTTATCAGCTCGTGGATTGTTATTTGAAGCATTAGAAAGCGCGCTTGCTGATGGTGAGATTACTCGTAGTGAAGAAGATTTGATCCGCAAGTTATTAAATAAGCATTTATCTGCAACACAACATTCTATTGAGTGTGTGATTTCACTTAATAAACGGCAATAAAAAACCACGGCGGCCACCGTGGTTAATTACACTCACAAGGAGTTCACAAGATGAATGAATTATTACCGATTAATGATAAAAATGCAAGTGCATTAACAATGAGCAGTCGAGAAATAACAAAACTTGTTAATTCTAGACATAGTGACGTGTGTAAAAGCATTGAAACACTTATTTCAAAAGGTGTGATTGGGGGGTATCAGCCGAAACCGTACACCCACCCACAGAATGGTCAAATCTACTATGAGTATTTTTTGAATAAGCGAGACACTTATATTTTAGTTGCTCAGTTTTCACCGGAGTTTACAGCGGCAGTTATTGACCGTTGGCAAGAGTTAGAAAACCAACAAAATCCGACCGCACTTTTACCGCAGAATTATCTTCAAGCCTTAGAGCAGTTGGTGGCATCAGAGAAAGAAAAACAAGCTTTAGCATTAGAGAACAAAGCGATGAAACCTAAAGCTGACTTTGTGGATCTTTACGTTGATATTGGCACGACAAAATCATTACGCGAAACTGCAAAAATCTTAAATATGCCAGAGAAAGCGATGATTGCTGCACTAGAGCGTGATAAAGCGTTATATCGTCAATCAGGCAATCTTATTCCATATTCAGACAAACAAAGCCGTGGCTTATTTACAGTAAAAACAGGTACAGCGGAGCACGGTCATAACTTTACCCAAACTCGCGTGACATCGAAAGGTATTCAATGGATCGCACAACGTTACGCATCGGAGTTAATGCTATGAGCAAATTTATCCCTAATTCTTTTCAGATCCCTAATGCTTTTGTTGATGAAGTGATGTTTGCCCTTTCTGGTAACGCTGTAAAAGCCTATTTGTTGGTGGCTCGTAAAACGACTGGTTGGCAGAAAGAGAGTGATTTTATTTCTATTGAGCAATTTAAACAATTCACTGGCATTAACCGAGATAAGACTATTTATGAAATTCTTAAAGAGCTTGAAGAAGTTGGTTTGATTCGTACTGTTAAAACAGCTGGAAGAACGACTGAATTCTATTTAGTGAAAGACCTTCCTAACGTTGAAAATAAACCAGTGGCGAAAAGTGCTACCAGTGGCGAAAAACGCCACCAGTTACAAAAAATGCCACCAGTGGCGAAAAGTGCCACTACACCAGTGGCGGAAAACGCCACCGCCACCCCTGGCGAAAAACGCCACCCTACAAAAACAAATAATAAAACAAATATAAATAACCCCCCTATAGTCCCCCCAGCTGAGCAAGTTGTGTTGGATTATTTGAACATAGCATTGGCAAATCTTGCTGAAGAGCAAGGCGAACGTAAACCGACAGGATACAAGCTCACTGACAAAACAAAACAAGCGATTGGTGCTCGATTGGCTGAATTCGATTTGGATGTGTGTAAACGTGTGGTGGATTATCTCGTGTCGAAATGGGGACGTGATCCGAAAATGGTTGAGTATCTCCGACCAAGTACGATTTTCCGTCCAACAAACTTCGGTGAGTATGTTGTCGGCTCAGAACGTTGGGATAACAAGGGCAGACCAGAAATGCGAGACGGTGCTTGGGTGATGGCTGATGGCACGATGTTAAAACCGAAAGGCAGTGCACCAAACCCAGCAAGCAAAAGCACCGATTGGGCAAAGGGCAGACAAATTCAAATTCGTAATCCGCAAGTGGCGGAAAAACTACGCAAAATGGGGATGTTGAAATGAACGTGGCAATCAGACAAGATAATTGTGTTTCAGGGGTTGATTTAAATACTCATGTTTCAGAATTAGTGAACCAGTTATTCAATCGCTTGTGTGTTTACTGCAACCGTTGGCGTTATAACTACCCAACAGACGAAGCATTGGAAGAAGCGAAGTTTATTTGGATTGAAGAGCTAGTGAATCATGATGTTTTATCTGTGGATATGTTAGAGCGTGGATTAGCAATAGTTCGTGCAGTAAGAAGTGATTATTTCCCAAACCTGTTTGATTTCATCGAATGGTGCAAAATCCCGATGGATTTACCATCAGAAGAAGAATTAGCACAGCGTTTAGCCAGTTTTCAACGTTATGGCATGGCTGATGTAGATAAATTTAAATTCAATTCTACCGTGGAATATTGGTTGATCACTGATTTGTATTGTCGTTGTCGTCGATACACTTGGTCAGTAGAGCAGTTACGCAAAGAAATTAAACAGGCCTTACGCAATATGGCCGACCGCTTAAAAAATGGTGAAGTGTTACCGGAGCCAACAAAACAATTACCATCGCAAGCAACATCTATGCCAGTCTCAAAAACACGTCAAGCAGAGATTATTGCAAGCATTAAAGGATCGTTGCGGGGGCATTAATGCAAGTATTGTTGTTGACACCGTATAAACAATCAGACCTTGGTTTAATGATGTTTAGAATTCCGCGCAATGCTGCACAGGTAATGACGAAGAGAATGGTGTTAATGCCAGAGCCTACTGAATTACAACATAAGGAATCTGGTGTAGTTAATTGGCAAGGGGCTATTAGTGAAGAATTTCCACCGTTGGTGGTGGATTTCTTAAAAAATAAGGAAGTGCGGTCAAAATTACTTACAAAAAAAGCGTTGATAAATTTTGTTGGCAGTATTAAGCATTGTCAGTTGAGTGATGGTGAATACTGTCATAAAGAATTAACAATTACTCCGTACTTAGACGGTTTTATTAGAACTTGTTGGCACCACGATACAGAAATGCGCAAGGGAAACTATGATGCTGAAAAAGCAAAGTTGGTGGTGGAACAAAATATAGAGCAAGCAATCATTGCAAAAATCCAAGTGGATTTAAAACATGCTCGTCCTTTAACAGAATCAGATTTAGTGCTGTATTGTTTTAAGAATGGACTTCAACGTTTATTGAGTGATGCGTTATTAAGAAAAGTTTTTAGTGTTAAAAATTACGAACGAGACAATAAAGAAAGTTCTACTCGTTTCGAAGATCCTCTTATTTATCACATGGACCGTTTAGATAAAGCCATTTTAAATTTAAAAGCAGATGATGATCCTCCACTTCAATATATGGCAAGACCAAAGCCACAATATATCCGTTCTGAAAAATGGTTACGTTGGGTAAAAACTCAGCCTTGTGTGTGCTGTGGTAAACAAGCAGATGATCCACATCATTTAATTGGTCATGGTAATGGTGTGATGGGAAGTAAAGCAGATGATTTGGATTGTATTCCGCTTTGCCGAATTCATCACAATGAATTACATCAAAACGTAAAAGCATTTGAAGAAAAGTATGGTTCACAAATAGAGCTTTGGCATAAGTTCTTTTTATACTCCATCAAGATTGGTGCATTAGTGATTGATTAATGGTTTAACAATCAAAAGTGCGGTCTTTTTTAAAGTGAGATTTCTATGACAACGATAACACTTGAACTACCATTTCCACCTTCTGTTAATACCTATTGGCGCAGAGTAAATGGGAAAACATTAATTAGCGCGAAAGGACGCGCTTATGCAGCACAGGTCGCCTGGATGACAAGACGCTCAGCAAGATTTCCAGCTGGTATTCGTGCTGCAGTAGTGGTGGAAGCATTTATGCCGGATAGAAGAATGCGTGATTTGGATAATCTTTTTAAATCATTATTAGACGCGTTAGTGAAAGCTGGCGTGTTGGTGGACGATAGTGTTATTGATGATTTGCGAATTGTACGCAAATGTGTAGTCAAGGGTGGAAAGGTTTTAGTGTCGATTAAGGAGATAGTATGTTAGATATTGATGTAATTGTTGTTGAGTTCGGTTATTGGGCAACACCCAGACATGAAACAGAATTTCCACGTGTTGCCGCTGGATTTGCAGAAATGAAATGTGAAGCACGTTACGCTCATAAATATCGCATTAATTCTATCTCTGATGACCTTGGTTTAAAAATTGATGGGTATCTTGGCATTATACGCAAGATAACACCTGAGCTTTATGATGTGTTTGTTTTGACCTACATTAAGCGCTGGGAAAAACAAGAAATATTGACTTATCTACGGATTTCAAAAGCGGAATATTTCAACCGACTAAAAACCGTAAAAACATCTCTATTGTTAATGATTGTGAGTGGTGGGAGTGAGTGTATTTGGGTTGTTTAAAATTTTTTAATAAAACCGCTTGACAGTCTAGACTAAATGTGTATCATATAAGCTATAGTGCGTTTTTTGCACGTTACAAACGCAGAATTGATTTTTAAACCCCTGATGGTTCTCCATCGGGGGTTTTTTATTGCCCCGCAATTGCGAGGTGGAGTATGAGAATGTTTAAAGACGCAGGAAATCAAACATATTTTTGGTCAGGCTTTTCCGGTGTTCTTGCTTGGCTCAGTGATCAAAACAATTTAATGATATTAAGTTTGGTGATTGGTATTGTTACCGCACTAGTTAATGCTTATTCAAAATGCTACGAAGGCAGAGCGGCAAGACGAGCAGAAGAGCGCGAAGAAGAATTGCATGCCTTAAAGGTTCAGGCTTTAAAAAGAGGGCTTAGAGATGAAGCTGGCAAAGACTAGAGTTGGATTAGGACTTGCAGGAAGTATATGCGGAGTATCAGCCATCATCCTAACAATGTACAGTGCTTATGGTGATGAGCTTATTCTCAGTCCTGCTGGAGCAGAGATTATTGGTAATGCTGAAGGTTGCAGACGTGATCCTTATAAATGTCCTGCTGATGTATTAACCGTTGGCATAGGATCAACTGAATACAGTGGCTTACCAATAGATCCTAAGCATCGTTACACAGATTTAGAAATTGCGGAACGTTGGAAGAATGACATTCAAGTGGCTGAGAAATGTGTATTGGCTTATGGAAATGGGCGAGCGTTGCCACAGTCTGTATTTGATTCTGCCGTATCAATTACTTTTAACGTTGGTTGTGGTGCAGTTCGAAAATCAACCTTATTTAAATACCTTAATTCAGGCAAGTATGAGTTAGCTTGTAATGAATATCCAAGATGGAATAAAGCTGGTGGAAAAGTTTTACCCGGCTTAGTTTCACGTAGAGAAAAAGAAAAGGCATTATGTTTATCTGATTTACATAAGTAAAGGTTAGCCGGTGCGGTTATGGGAGCTATTAAATCAGATGGCGAAAGCGTAAACAAAAGAGCCTAAACTGCACCGCTATTTATTATGGGGTTTAACATGATTGGTATAGGGCAATATATCAGTAACGGATTCACAAAGGTTTTATTGGTGTGCTCCGTTGTTTCTGCGTTTGTAATTCTTGCATTGTGTGGATGGATTCATCATCAGTCAGCAACTATTGATGGACTGAATGTAAAGATTAAAACACACCAAGAAACAATTGCTGCACAAAGTCAAACGATCACTCGATTAGAAGAAGATGCTGAGCAAAATAGACAGCTAACATTTGAGCTAAGTCGGGTGGAGTCAGATGCAAGGAGTAAATCAGATGCAGTTATCAAATCTATACCGAAACAAGTTAAAGCTAGCAGTGCTTTTAATACTAGTGCTCCTAGCAATGTTATTGAGTTCTTGCGCCAGTAAACCAGTTGTAGTGAGTTGTTCTCAATTACCTGCAGCGTTGACCGCTCATTTAGATAAGACGGTATTTGCTGGTGATACTTATGGTGATGTGACAAAGTACGCGGTAATCTTAAAACGCGAACGTGATATGTGCTTAAACCGTATTGATAAAATTCGGGAGTGGCAAACAGAGAAGTTAAGTAAATAAAAGGTGAGTGACAATACTCGCCTTTTTTCTTTTGGTGGGAACTATGCCAGCAAGAATACCTAAAGCATGCAGAAAGCAAGGCTGTAAGAATACAACAATCAACAGCAATGGTTATTGTGATGAACATCAAGGTTGTGGTTGGCAAAGACATCAGAAAGGAAAGACATCGTCTCAGCGTGGTTATGGAGCTCAATGGCGAAAAATAAGAGCTGTCGTGTTAGTTCGCGATAACTACTTGTGCCAAGAATGTTTAAAGCAAGGTCTGTTTGTAACAGCAACAACTGTTGACCACATAATCCCTAAGGCTCACGGTGGTAGTGATGACTTAACTAACCTACAAAGTTTATGTAATTCATGCCATAAATTCAAAACAGCGCGAGAACGTTTGAAATAGTGTTTAAAGTGCGGTTGTTTTTGTAAGGGGAGGGGGTGGTAAAATCTCTATAGGTTTTGCCTATCGAAACCGCCACCCTAACTCTATTTTTACAACCGCGAAATTAAAAATTTAGGGTAAACGCCAAATGACAGGAATAGCAACAACGCCGGGGCGAGGAAGAAAGCCCACTCCGACGAAAGTGAAAGAGCGTCGCGGCAACCCCGGTAAAAGAAAATTAAATAAAGACGAGCCTGAGTTCAGTCCGTTTAACGAAAACACCCCACCGCCATCTCAGCTTAATACTGATGGTAAAAAAATGTGGGCCTTTATTCTAAAAGAATTACTATCCCAAGGAGTTCTTCTCCAAACCGATCTTGAAGTAGTGACAAACTATTGCATTGCATATCAGAATCGTAATCGTGCTTGTAAAGATGTTGAAAAATACGGCACGTTTGTTGAGAACGGGAATGGTGGATTATCGAAAAATCCTGCTTTTACTGTTTTGAATGAAGCGTTGAAACAGATGACTACATTCGGAGCGTTGCTCGGACTTGACCCAAGCAGTCGACAACGATTGATTGGTAAGGTTGATGAGCAAAATCACAATCCATTCGCGGAGTTAATGCAATGACAGATAATGTAAAAAAGGCAATTAAGTATGCCAAAGATGTTATTGCTGGCAAAATTCCCGCGTGCCGATTTATTGTAAAAACCTGTCAGCAGTTCATTGATGATTTAGAAAATCAAAGCGCGGTTAAATTTCCTTATTATTTTGATGAAGTTAAGGCTGAAAAAGCGTGTAAATTCATTCAATATTTGCCACACACAAAAGGCGAGTGGGCATCAAAACGACAAAATATCACGCTTGAACCTTGGCAACTCTTCATTATGGCAAATACTTTCGGATGGTTGCGTAAAAGCGACAATCTGCGTCGTTACCGTGAAGTTTATGTTGAAGTACCCCGCAAAAACGGTAAATCAGCTATTTCTGCTGGTGTCGGCTTGTATATGTTCTGCATGGATAATGAGTTTGGCGCGGAAGTCTATTCAGGTGCAACCACCGAAAAACAAGCATGGGAAGTATTCCGTCCTGCTCGATTTATGTGTAAGAAAACCGATCTTCTTTGCTCAACTTTTGGTATTGAAGTTAATGCCTCTAACTTAAACCGTCCTGCTGATGGTTCTCGTTTTGAACCGCTTATTGGTTCACCTGGTGATGGTGCATCGCCTAGTTGTGCGATAGTGGATGAATACCATGAGCATAAGAATGATGAACTATATACCACAATGTTGACTGGTATGGGGGCGCGTAAACAACCGCTTATGTTTATCATTACGACTGCAGGTTATAACATCGAAGGTCCTTGTTATGACAAGCGCAGAGAAGTGATTGAAAAGCTATCTGGCGCAATTCCGAATGATGAGCTATTTGGGATCATTTATACAATTGATGAAGATGATGACTGGACAGATGAAAGCGTATTACGTAAAGCGAATCCAAACTTTGATGTGTCAGTGTATGGTGATTACCTAATTAGTCAGCAAAACAAAGCAATTAATAATGCACGCCTGACCAATACTTTTAAGACGAAACACTTGAATGTATGGGTGTCAGCTAAAGAAAGCTATTTCAACATGGTGAGCTTGGAAAACTGCAAGGATGAAACATTATCACTTGAAGATTTCCAAGATGATGATGTTGTGCTTGGCCTTGATATGGCGCGTAAGCTTGATATGAACTCGCTTGTTAAAGTGTTTGCGCGAGTTATTGATGGTAAGCGGCATTATTATTGTATTGCTCCAGAATTCTTCGTTCCGGAAGATACTATCTATAACACTGATACCGCTTTAAAACGAGTGGTGGACAAATATCAAAAATGGGTAAACAGTGGGCATTTAACTGCAACAGATGGTGCGGAAGTTGATTATCGAGAAATCGAAGAAGTCATCAAAGATACCAATCAAGAACATAGAGTTTCCTGTGTTGCGATTGACCCACACGGAGCGATAGCAATCAGCCATAACTTAGCTGATGAAGGGCTTAATCCTATAACCATTACACAAAACTACACCAATCTCTCCGATCCGATGAAAGAGCTGGAAGCGGCTATTGAATCAGGTCGTTTCCATCATGACGGGAATCCAATTATGACGTGGTGTATTGGTAACGTGGTTGGCAAGACGGTTCCAGGGAATGATGATGTTGTGCGCCCAATTAAAGAAATTCCTGAAAACAAAATAGACGGAGCGGTGGCTTTAATGATGGCAATCGGTCGCATTATGTTGAGCACTGATGATGAAAACTTTTTCCCAAATGAGGTATTGGAACTATGAGAACTGTCATTTTAGATCTTTTAGGTCTAACAGGCTTTGGCTTGATGTTTTATGGAGTGTATCTCAAATATGGGGCAGATATTGCATTAATTGGTAGTGGGGCATTATTACTGCTTTTAACTATTTTGGCATCGAGAGGTAAACAATGATTTTTGATAAATTATTTAGCACTCGTTCACTGGAGAATCCAGCGGTGCCATTAAGTGCTGAATCAGCTTACGAAGAAATATTCGGAATGCAGCCGACTAAATCGGTTAGTCCTGATTTGGCAATGAAGTTATCTGCTGTTTATGCTTGCGTTTATGTGTTATCGAGTTCTGTCGCACAATTACCACTGCACGTTAAGTATAAGAGCGGTGATAAAGTAGAAACAGTAAAAGATCATCCAGCATATTACCTTCTACATGATAGCCCTAACGCTTGGCAGACATCTTATAAATTGCGCGAATATGCACAAAGTTCTGTTTTGTTGTACGGAAATGCTTATATCCATATTGTTCGTAATAAAAACGGTGAAGTTGTCTCGCTTGAATCATTAGAGCCGTGGAACGTGCAGTTGCTTAAAAACGGAAGTCGCTATGTTTACGCTTACTACGGTGACGATAAGACAATGAGCTTATCTCCAGATGATGTTTTACACATCAAATCACTCGGGCCATCAATAAAAACAGGTAAATCAGTCATTCAAACTCATGCTGAGACGATTGGCTTGGGGTTAGATGCTCGAAAATTTGCTAGCGGTTTCTTCGGTGGAAATGCTCGTCCTGCAGGTATTCTTTCAGTTAAGACGCCACTGAATAGCAATGCGTGGGAAAACTTTAAAAAGATGTGGCAAACCGCACAAGAAAAGCTGAGAAGTGAAGAAAATAAAACAATATTACTTCCTGCTGAGCTTGATTATAAGGCTTTGACCGTGTCACCAGTCGATACCGAGCTTCTTTCGATGATGAAGCTTAATCGTTCAGAGATTGCCGGTATTTTTAATGTTCCCGCACACATGATCAACGATTTGGAGAAAGCGACATTTTCCAACATATCGGAACAGACAATCCAGTTTATTCGATTCAGCGTGATGCCATGGGTGGTGAATTGGGAGCAAGAGTTAAACAGAAAAATATTTACTGAAGCAGAGCGTAAAGCGGGTTACTTTGTGAAGTTTAATCTTGCTGGGATTATGCGTGGTACTGCAGGTGAGCGAGCAACGTTCTACCATGCGGCTATCACTGATGGTTGGATGTCGCGAAATGAAGCTCGTCAGCTTGAAGATATGAATCCGGTTGAAGGACTGGATGAAATGTTGGTTAGCGTGAATGCTGCAAAACAAGCAAATAATAAACAAACGGAGAACACAAATGAGTGATGTAGAAAAACGCTCCTACGCAGGCGAAGTGCGAGCGGAAAGCCGAGATGATGAGCCTACGCACATTATCGGTTATGGTTCCGTGTTCAATACTATGTCTGAAGTAATGTGGGGTTTTCGCGAAATCATTATGCCAGGTGCATTTGATGATGTGCTTGAAGATGATGTGCGCGGGTTGTTTAATCACGACCCTAATTTCATTCTAGGGCGCAGTAAAGCTGGTACGTTGAGTCTATCAGTTGATGAAACAGGCCTTAAATACGACATTATCGCACCAGATAATCCAACTATTCGTGATTTAGTTATTGCACCGCTAAAACGTGGTGATATTACTCAATCATCCTTTGCGTTTAAGATCGCACGTAATGGAGATGAATGGTATGAAAATGATGATGGTGTAATCATCCGTGAAATTCATAAAATTTCACGCCTTTATGATGTCAGTCCTGTGACTTATCCCGCTTACCAAGAAGCAAGCAGTACAGCTCGCTCACTTGAAGCGTGGAAAGAAGCTCGAGACTCAGGAACAATTGCTAAAGCGGTATCACAAAAAGCCGCACGTGAGCGATTCTTAAGCTTAATTAATGCTAAATAAAAGTAATTTTTATCAATACGAGCCGCAATAATGCGGCTTTTTTCATTTAAAGAAAGAGGAAAAATCATGGCTAAATTACATGAACTTCAAGAAAAACGTCGTAATATCGCGGCTCAAATGCGTCAATTGAATGATGAAATTGGCGAAAAAACATGGACTGAAGAACAGCGTACTAAGTGGGATGCAATGAAATCCGAATTAGGCGGTGTTGAATCACAAATTGAGCGCGAAGAATCATTACGATCAACCGATGCTTTATTTGTTGAAGAACAGCGTCAAATTGAAACTGAATCAAAACCAGTTATTGATGTAGAAGTTAAACGTTCCCAAGCATTTAATGCGTTCTTACGTCGTGGCTTAGGCGAATTAAGTCAAGAAGAACGTCAAGTGATGGCGGAACTTCGTGCACAAGCGGCAGGCACTGACAATAAAGGTGGTTACACCGTACCTAAAGAAATGCAGGCTCGTATTGCTGAACAAATGAAAGCTTTTGGTGGTATCGCGAGCGTTGCTCAAATCCTTAACACTGCAGACGGTCGTGTTATTACTTGGGCGACTGCAAACGGCACCGCTGAAGAAGGTGAATTAATTGGTGAAAATGCTGCGGCAACTGAATTAGATACTGAATTTGGCACAGCTGAGCTTGGTGCGAAAAAACTCTCATCAAAAATCATCCGCGTATCAAACGAATTGTTACAAGATTCAGGTGTGGATATCGAAGAGTATTTATCTCGTCGAATTGCAGAGCGTATTGGTCGTGCAGAAGCTAAATATCTTATCCAAGGTACTGGCGTTGGCTCACCTGCTCAACCTAAAGGCTTACAAACTGCAGTTACTGGTGTAACCCAAGCAGCAGCTGCTGCAGTAGCATGGCAAGATTTTAACGCATTGATCCACTCAGTAGATCCTGCCTATCGCAATGTTGGCAATACTCGCCTTGCTTTCAACGACAATACGTTAAAAACGTTGAAAGAAATGGTGGATGGACAAAAACGTCCATTATGGTTGCCTGATGTGGCTGGCGTAGCACCTGCAACCATCTTAGGTCATCAATATGTGATTGACCAAGGCATCGAAGATATTGGTTCAGGTAAGAAATTTGCTTACTTTGGTGATTTCAGTCGTTTCATCATTCGTCGAGTGTCAGGTATGACATTACGTCGTTTGGTGGAACGTTACGCAGAGTTCGATCAAGTAGGTTTCTTAGCGTTCCATCGCTTTGACTGCGTACTCGAAGATGTGTCAGCAATTAAAGCATTAACAGGTAAATAGTTAAAAGTGCGGTCAGAAATGGCCGCATTTTTCATTTGGGGGATGAATGGAAATCACACTAGACGAAATTAAGTTGCAATGTCGTATTGATAACGATGAGGAAGATGATTTGTTGTCGGCCTATCTAGTTGCAGCAAAGGCGATGGTTGAGAACCACACGAATAGAGTGCTTTTTAATACATTGCCCGAAGAAAAACCGATTAATGCACAAGAAATCACTGGCGATTTAAAAATAGCTATATTAATGCTGATCGCTTACCTATATGAAAACCGTGGTGGATGGAACGAAGGGCAAGGGGTAACAAACTTTGATTTACCTCCAACTGTTAAAGCCATCATTGAGCGTTATCGTTTTATAGATGTGTAGGTAATTAAGATGAACATAGGAAAGCTACGTCACAGAATTACTTTGTTAAATCAGGTTAATGAGGTGAATGATTACGGTGCAAGTACTCAAACATGGAAGAAAGTAGCTACTGTTTGGGCTGATGTTAGACCATTATCCGGTCGAGAGTATTTCTCAGCCAAGCAAGTACAGTCTGAAGTTACCACTCAAATATGGCTACGACATATAGAAGGCATTAAACCCACAATGAAGGTTAAGTTTGGGAAAAGAGAATTTGAAATTCTTTCCGTGCTTAATACTCAAGAGCGTGACGTGTCTTTACAGCTTATGTGTAAGGAGACAGGTAATGTCTAATTTGTCTGTAAACATCAAAGGTTTAAAAGAGCTTGGTCAAGCAATGAACTCGCTTGAGCGCAAAGTCAGAAATAGCATTGGCGTGAAGGCAATGAGAAAAGGTGGTGCGGTCATTAGAAATCAAGCAAGAGCAAATGCTCCTGTTTTAGAACACAGTGTATCGCATCGTAAGCGAGGAACCTTGAAAAAGGCTATTTCTGCTAGAACCAAAATAGGTGAAAACGGTTCTGTAACCACAAAAATCTTTGTCCGGAAGCTTAAAATTAGCAAAATTACAGCTTTTAAAAGTAATGGCAAAAATAGTTCGGCAAACCCAGACGATCCTTACTATTGGAGATTTGTGGAATTTGGCACATCTAAAATGCCAGCTAAACCGTTTTTACGCCCAGCTTTCACTGCAAAGAAAGAACAAGCAAGCCGTGAAATCATCATGACATTACGAGATGAAATCTTGCGAGGTGGGCGTAAATGATCCAAAAAAAACTCTTTAGTGCTCTAAATCCACTGGTGTCAGGTCGTTGTTTTTATGGATTGATTCCTGAAACAAATAGTACCTATCCAGTCATCGTATATCAATTCCCAACAATATCACCAAATTCAGCGTTGGAAGATGGTGATTTGGATGATTTTACGGTGCAGATTGATGTTTATAGCAAAAATCCTGATGACATTTTCGCTCTGCGAAAGGCTATTTTTACCGCACTTGAAACGGCATTTGATTATGCCGAGAGAGAAAGTGATTTCAGTGACTACGAACCCGATACAAAATTACATCGTCGGGTAATAACTTATCAAATTGCTTATGGAGAATAAAACATGGCAGCAAAAACCACACCGTTCCAAAAAACACGGTTTTATATTGGCACATCCGAAGATGCCGGTAAGAAAATTACAGCTTGTTCTGTAACACCAAATGCAACAATTACTGTTGCGTCAAGCGGATTTAAAACTGGTGATTGCGTCTTAGTTACCGGATTAGGTGCACTAGATGGATATTATCCAGTTAAATCTGTTGCGGCAGATGTAATCACATTGGCGGATGAAGTTGATTGGTCAGCGTATGATCAACCAACAGTATTTACTGATGCTAAAGCGGCATTAGTGAAATGGTCAAATAATTTCTGTGAGCTCCGAAATTTAGAGCGCAGCGAAGATACATTGACCGAAGAAGATGTGACTACCATGTGTGATGATGGCAAAGCCACCGAAGCAGGTGAGTTTGAGTACGGTGAGACTCAGATGAAGTTTTTTACTGCGCCAACATCCGAAATGCAAAAATTATGCCGTAAAAAATTCTTTTCAAAATCGAAGTTCCCTTTCCGTTTAGTTTTCCCAAATGGTCAAGGCACGATGTATGGCACTGGTTATTTCAAATCTGGCAATGGTTACTCTGGTGAAACTATGGGTAAATTTGAAAGTGGTGCAACTATTAAGCATACAAAACAGGAATATCACTTACCTGTAGCTTAAAAATAAAAAAAAAGCCAAGAGTGATCGGCTCTTGGCTTTAATTATTTGATTAACCTTTATTGCAGGAGAAGTTTACCTGCGAGTAAATTTTAACCATAAAAGAGGGTAAATACAATGGATTTGAGAAATAAATTGTTGCAGCATAAACCTAAAGTAACCGAAATTGAAATTCTTGGTGAAAAGTACTATGTAAGAGCATTAAGTGTCGGTGATGTGAATCGTGGATTGTTTGGCCAGCACAAACTATTGTGTGATATTGCAAAAGCACAAGGTATTGAGCTTGATTATGATGATCCTGATGAATTAGGCAAGCAATTAGGAAAAGTTTACGATCCATATCGTTTAGCCCGAAATCTAGCCCTCCGCTTATGTGACAAAGATGGAAATCTATTGTTTGATTTTGAAAATGAAGATGACTTGAAAGCATTATCAAGCCTAGATAATGAAGTTTCCGAAGAATTAAGTCGAGCATTGATGGGCGATGAACAAAAAAACTTAATGACCGACGCAAGTTCCAAATAACTTTATCGCTTGCGTTGGGCAAAACGTTAGAAGAAATCGAACAAATGCCTGAAAAACATTTTCAGGAATATATGCTGTTTTATCAAGAACAGCCATTTGGTTTATGGAGAGATGATTATCGCACAGCGCAGATTGCTCATTTGTTAGCGTTAATTCATAAAGATCCAAAACAGAAAGCCACAACATTGAACGATTTAATGCCATTTTTTAATACAAATAAGGCATCAGAAGATAAAGAAGATGATGGCGTAGAGTCTTATTTGTTAAATCGTTGATTGTTTAGTAAAAAAGTTAAAAAAATTAGCTACTCCCTATTGATTAAAATGAATGTATTTTGTACAGTATAGGTAAGTAAATAAGGAGGGGTTATGTTTAAAGATGAAGTTAAACTTATCCATTGGTTGGGCAAAGAGGTTATTGCGTTTTTCGCTTTATTCTTTGTGTTACCTATTATTTTTATCTTGGCTGTAACAGGCATAACCACAAAAATTTTACTTGGTGTTTCTCTGGCTTACATTACCTTTTTTGTTTTTGCAAAAGTTGCTATGTTTTTCTTTATGAAGAAAACTGAAAATGAAGTGCTGCAGCAAATTGAAAAAGAAAACGAAGTTAAGTACGTCATCATTAAATAGTTAGTGTTTGTATAGAAAGCTCGCAATATGCGGGCTTTTTTTATTTCTGGAGAAAATATGTCATCACTCGGTAGTTTGTATATTGGGTTAAGTCTCGATACAGTCCAATTTCAGGATGGATTGAGTAAGTCGGAGTATCAGACCCGAAAATTTACTAGACAATTTGAAGCTAATTTTTCTCGCGCTCAAGAAAAAGCACGTCAGTTCTCAGAACGCACTACACAATATTTAAATAATATTGAGAAAGCCGCCAATAACATCAATTCGACAACAAAATGGAGTTTTCGCCTTGATAATTTAGGTAGAGCGCAAGATTTGTCAAAGCAAGCTATTGCAATGATGGATAGCTACACTGAGCTACAGAACCGTATTAGACTGGTGACTCATAGTCAGACAGAAATGGCTCAGGCTACAGAAAGCGTGTTTGATATATCATCTCGAACCAATCAAGCTGTTGGCGCAACCGCTCAAATCTATCAACGTTTTGCAAAAAATGCTGATACTTTAAATATTAGTCAGCAAAAAGTCGTAGAACTAACAGAAACTGTATCAAAGGCAGTCGCTTTATCAGGTGCCGCACAAGCGTCATCAGAAGCGGCATTAATGCAGTTCGGTCAAGCTTTGGCTAGTGGTGAGTTGCGTGGTGCTGAACTTAATTCTGTGATGGAACAAACACCGGCTTTAGCACAAGCTATTGCAGATGGTTTAGGTGTTAGCGTTGGCGCACTTAAAGATATGGGTAAGAATGGTGAGTTATCTATCAACAAAGTGATAACTGCACTTGAAAAAGCAAAATCATCTGTGGATAGTGATTTCGAGAAACGTGTAAAAACACTCTCGATGTCATACACCAATCTCGAAACATCATTTATTAAATATGCTGGTGAAGCTGACCGCACTTATGGTATCACTCAAAAACTTGGAGAGAGTGTAGATTTTGTTTCGAAAAATCTTGACCAATTAATAACTGCAGCGGTTGTTTTAACTGGTGCCTTAGCCGTTGGTAGAATCAGCCAGTACAGTGCAGAGTTAGCAAAATCAGGCATTATTAGTGCCAAAAATGCTTTAGCCCATACAGCAGAAGCAAAAAGCATTTATGAAAGAGCAACAGCAATGCGAGTTGCCGCACAACTTGAAATGTCTAGCTTGACCGCACAATTACAGCTAGCTCAATCTGAACAAACCAGATTTGCATTGCGTGAAAGAATGAAAGTGCAATCTGCTCAAATTATTGCACTTGCAGAAGCAGAAGCTACAGCAAAACGAAATCTTGCTACAGCAACTAATCTCGCAACGATGGCGGCAAAAGGTTTGCAAAGTGTAATGGCTTTACTTGGTGGCCCAGCTGGTGTTATTGGTATTGCAGCTACATCATTATTATTTTTCAGTTCACAAGCGGCAGAAGCTCGACAATGGGCATTAGATACGTCTGTTGCTAACCAAGCTTTAGCTGATTCTTATGATCAAATCAGTGAATCAGCATTATCACTTAAAATTACTGAACAGCTTGAAAATATAGAAAAATATTACGCTGAAATCGAAAAATTAAAAGCTGGTGTAAAATCAAAAAATATTAATGGCGATTTTGATGGTTTCACAGTCGTTAATGCCAAAACAGAAGCGGAAATTGAAAAAGTTAATGCTCAAATCGGCACGATGACAGAGAATGCTGATAAAGCCAAACAAGCTCTTGAAAAAATGCTTTCGCCACTTGGCGAGAAGATGTTGCGAGCAGGTAAAAATGTTGATGAAGTGCGGCAGAAATTCAAGTTGCTTGGTGTTTCTGCCGAAACTGCAGATAACATTATAGCTAACTTGCCAAAAAGCTTTAATGATACGGCTAATAGTGCAAATAAAGCGGCAGATAAGACGTTAGATTTAAAAGATGCGATGGAAAAGCTGAAAGAGAAATCTACGTCTCTTGCTCAAAAGCTTGAAGTTGCAAAACTCAAACAGCAAGGTCAGGCAAAATCTGCTTATGTATTGGCCGGTCTTTATGAGTTACTCGGCAAGGAAGGCGCAGAATACAACGAAGTATTGATTGGTATTGCTACAGGCACAATTACTGCAGCTAATGCGGCAGATAAAGCTGTTGGGTTATCACTTGAAACGCTAAACAAGATTTTAGCCGGTAAAGCAACATTGGAAAAAATGTTTTCCGATGAAACCAAAGTGACAACAATTGAAACTCAAATCAAAGAAAGCAACAAAAAATCAGGTGGTCGAAAATCATCAGGTGAAAATGCTCGAGATAGTTGGTTAAGTTTCTATGATGAAATTCGTAAGAAAAGTAGTTCTAGTCTTGCTGAAATTGACTTGGAACAAACAAGAATGTTTCAACGCTTGGAAGAGCACAACAAAAAAGGTGTTGTATCTCATCAAGAATATGAAACAGCAAAAACAGCTATCACCGAGCGGTTTGCTCGTCAACGGTTAGAGCTTGCAGGGAAATATGCGCCTGAGAAATTATTACGTGCGAACTTAAATGATGAGTTAGCGGTAGTTGAAGAGCTTAAAAAAGCAGGACAGCTTACAGGTGGTGAAGCTAATACTGCTGAATTGCAATTGAAGTTTGATTATGCTCAAAACAGATCTCAAAGTGCGGTTAATCCATTAGACCAATTACGCGCACTTTATGATCCGCAACAAGAGCTAATTAATCAACAAACGCAAGAGCTTGCTCAGCTCCAAGCATTTAACGATCAAAAGTTAATCACAGAAGAAGAATTCCAACAACGCAAACAGCAAATCATTGAAAAATACAAAAACAACAAGATCCAAAAGGAAATGGAATCGTATGCTACAGGGCTCAATGATTTGGGGGGCGCTTTTGGCACTCTTGCATCTATGGTTGAACAGTCTGCAGGAAAACAATCTGCCGCTTATAAAGCAATGTTCGCTATCTCTAAAGCATTTGCGATTGCTGAAGCAACTGTAAAATTATCACAGGCAGTAATGCAAGCTATGGCTGATGACACCGCATTTACCCCTGCTCAAAAATTTGCAAATATGGCAGCGGTTGCAGCGGCTGGTGCTAATGTTATCTCTCAAATCACTAGCGTAGGATTTGCTAAAGGCGGTCATGTTGTTGGCGAGGGTACAGGAACGAGCGATTCCATATTGGCTCGATTATCTAACAATGAATTTGTTATGACATCCCGTACTGTTGATCATTATGGTGTTGGATTTATGAATGCCTTAAACCAACGCAGATTTCCTAAATTTGCAAATGGCGGTCATGTTGGTGGCAAATCTGATAGTTATGACGGATTGTTTAGCGGTGGTGGAGCATCAACCAATAACGAAGTATCAATAACAATAAATATTGATAAAAACGGAAATGAAAGTGTGACTGCTGAGCAAAAAGCCGCACAAGGTAAAGAGCTTGCATTAGCAATCCAAGCAAATGTACTTGAAGTGTTAAGAAAACAACGTCGTCCAGGTGGAATGCTTGGATAAGGAGATGAGATGGCTTTAAAAACATTGCCTTGGTGTCCGCAGCCTGGTTATACAGTTGATGAAGAACCAAAGCGGAAAGTGCTTAATTTTGGGAATGGCTATCAGCAACGAATGGAAGATGGAATTAATGCTCTTTTGAGAAAATATTCCGTTACCTATAAGGTTAAAAATAGCCAATCAGCAGAATTTCGTCAATTTATGAAAGAGCACGGTGGAGTCCGTGCTTTTTATTTTAAAGACGTCGCACTAAATGGGGAGTTAGTTAAAGTTGTTTGTGTTAAGTTCCCTCGCCAAATTGGATTGACTCACACAACCTTTAATTGTGAATTCGAAGAGGTAGTGTAAATGCCTAAAAATTTACCTAAGAAAATGACCGCACTTTTACCTGAATTAGAGCAGGGTACGCTTATTGAATTGTGGGATATTGATTTACGCCATATTACTCCGACTAACGGTTCTAATACTGCAGGTGAATTGTACCGATTCCACAACGGTTTAAACCAAGGGCGAACCAATATTTGGTGGCAGGGGAATGAGTATCAAGCCTATCCAATTAAAGCAGATGGATTTGAAATTAGTGGACAAGGCCCAAGTTCTCGTCCGACATTAACAGTATCTAACCTATATGGAATCATTACTGGCATTGCGGTTAATTTAGGACAAGGCGTTGGTGGTAAAGTTACTCGTAGATTGGTTTATGCTCAGTTCCTTGATGCTCGCAATTTCGAAGGTGGCAAAAACGCTCAGGCAGATCCTACGCAAGAAGCGGTGAGTTATTACATCATTGAGCAATTAAAAAGCCTTGATGATAAACAAGCTACTTTTGAACTGGCATCACCTGCAGAAACGGATAACGCAAAAATCCCGCTGTTGATGATTACATCTGATGTTTGTATTTGGCAATATCGTTCGCCACAATGCGGTTATACAGGTGGACCTGTAGCCGATGAATTTGATAAACCAACGAACGACCGTAAAAAAGACAAATGTTCGCATTGTATCCGTGGTTGTAAATTGAGATTTGGTGAGAATGCTGTGTTACCGTTTGGCGGTTTCCCAAGTACAACCCAGTATGGGAATTGATCATGATTATTCCGGATAAATTAAAAAAAGAGATACTGTCACACGCTAAAAGTACAGCGCCGCAAGAATGTTGTGGCTTTGTTGTATTTAAAGACGGTTTTTCTTACATCCCTTGCGAAAATATCTCACACGATCCAGTTAATTTTTTTGAAATATCGGCAGATGATTTTATTCTTGCTGAAGAATGTGGTGACATTGTAGCGTTGGTTCATTCTCACCCAGATTCTGATTTTGAAAAAGGATTGCCATATTTATCCATTGCAGACAGAGAATGTCAGGTTAGAACACAGTTAGATTTTTGGCTGGTGGTGGATGACGACATTAAACAGTTCCGTTCTATTTCACCGCTGATTGGTCGCCAATTTGAAAACAATAAACAAGATTGCCGAAATATTATTCTTGATTGCTATATGTTATCTGGCATTGATTTACCCGATGATTCTGAATATGAGTTTGATTGGTTTGAAAACTCAAACTTATATGAAGATGGTATGAAACGGTGTGGCTTTTTTAAATTATCACAAGATGAACCTGTCCAGATTGGCGATGTAATCTTAATTAAAGTCGGTGCAAGTGTAGCTAATCACGCTGGAGTGTATCTAGGTGATCAGATGATGGTTCATCATAGTGAAAGTCGTCTCTCTGCACGTGTACCTTATGATGGTTTTTGGCTTAATTCCACACATTCAATTTGGAGATATTCAGAATGGCAAAAATTAAATTTTATGGCGATCTTAAACGATTTGGCCGTGAGCCGATTGAACTTGAAGTAAGTAATTTCAGAGAATTGATGAGTGGACTGTTATCTCAAATTAGTGGCTTACGTGAGCATTTGAGAAATGGCTATTATAAAGTTCGTATTGGCAGTAAATATCTATCCGAAGAACAATTAAAAACAACGCCTATTATCTCATTGAAAAATGATTGTACGGTGCATTTTACGCCAGTGATTCTTGGCTCTGGTAAAAATGGTGCGGGAATATTTCAAATTGTTGCCGGCATTGTAATTATTGCAGCGAGTATTATTAGTTACCAATATTATGGTGTCGGATATGGTACTGCATTAATGTTTGGTATGTCTGGTGCAGCCATGGCATTAGGTGGCGCAATAACATTGCTTTCTAGACCGCCAGATATGAATACTAAAATTGATGAAGGTGAAAAGAAACAAAGTACATCATTTAGCAATCTTCGTAATTTAACTCCACAAGGGAGACCTATTCCGTTATTGTACGGTAAGATGATGACCAGTCTTGTACTGGTGTCTCAAGGGATTGAAACATTTGACGATGTTTAGGTAGTAAATCAGTATATCACTAATAAATTTAACCGCTTATAGGCACTGCTTATAGGCGGTTTTCTTTTAAAGAGGTACTTATGGGCGGTAAAAGCCAAGGTTCAGCGCGCACACCACATGAAGCACCTGATAGCCTTCGTTCTTCGCAACGATTACGTGCTATTGGTTTAATCTCTCTTGGTCCAATCAAAGGTCCAGCCAATAAATGGAAATCGACTTACTTTGACAATACGCCAATCCAAAATGCAAACGGTGTTGATGATAATGATGAGTCAAGTTTCAATTTTAAAAACACAGAGATAGCATATACACTCGGCACGCAGGATCAAATGCCGCTACAAGGCTTTGAAATGTCAGAGCGTGAAGTATCAGTTGGCGCTGAAATTAAAAATGTTACCCCTGTAACAAGAACTGTCATTGATCCTGATGTGACACGTCTCAGAATCACATGTGGTGTAAGTGCGTTATTTTCTCAAAATGATAATGGCGATACAGAGGGAACATCTGTATCACTTGAAATATTAATCAACGGGCAAAGCCGCACAGTAAAAAACATTAGTGGTAAATCATCATCTCGCTTTTATCGCAGTTATATCATTGATAATTTACCGCCTAAACCATTTACCATTACAGTTAAAAGATTAACTGCCGATAGTAAATCACAGCGGTTACAGAATGGCACTCACTGGGTCAGCTATACAGAAATCATTGATACCAAACTGTCATACCCAAATATGGCATTAATTGGCATTAAAACGGATTCACGCTATAACCCAAATTTCCCTAATGTAAATCTATTGCTTTATGGCCGACTAGTTAAAGTACCAAGCACATATAATCCCGAAACAAGAACGTATGCACCGGGTATTTGGCGCGGTGACTGGAAAGAAGAGTGGACGGATAACCCAGCATGGATTTTTTACGACTTAGTCACTAATTCATTGGCTGGACTAGGTAAACGAATTGGGGAATACGGATTAGATAAGTTTCAGCTGTATCAAATTGCAAAATACTGTGATGAATTAGTCGATGATGGATATGGTGGCAAAGAACCACGAATGGTATCGAATCTATGGATTACAGAACAGCGTGATGCCTATAACGTGCTATCAGACATGGCATCTGTTTTCCGCTCTATTGCAGTGTGGAATGGAACGCAGTTTTCAGCTATCCAAGACAGAACATCAGATCCAGTTTGTTTATATACTCAATCAAATGTGGTTGATGGTAAATTCTCTCGCCAATTTGCAGCAGGAAAGACAATTTTCACTGCAGTAGAAGTTGAATATGCTGATGAACGTAACTTCTATCAAAAGGCGGTTGAGTACGTTGCCGATGATTTAATGATTGCTCGCTATGGCTACAATGTTAAGAAAATTACAGCTTATGGCTGTACAAGTCGTGGGCAAGCTCACCGCTACGGAAAATGGGTATTAGAAACATCTCGTCTTGAACAATGTACTATTACCTTTGTAGTAGGTCGTCAAGGGTTATTGCATTTACCAGGCGACATCATTGAAATTGCTGATAATGATTTTGCGGGTAAAACACTTGGTGGGCGCGTTGTAGCGATAAACGGAAAGACAGTAACGCTTGATCAACCTGTAGAAATTACTGGTAATAGCTATTTAAGTTATCTTAATGATGAAATGCAGTTGGTGAAAATCAAAATCATCAATGCAGATAATACAAATAAATCGGTTGTTACATTAGAAACCAATCCTGTTGGTTTGAACGTAATGGATGATTGGGTATTAAAAACACCGCAAGTATCTACTCAGCTTTACCGTGCACTCGGTATTACTGAAAACGATGACGGAAGTTATACCATAACTGCACTGCAGCATGAACCGCAAAAAGAAGCGATTGTTGATGGAAGTGCAAGCTTCGTGCCTGTTGTTACAACTATGCACAATGGACTAACAAAAGTAACTAATACTGATGTAGTTTATAGTGCTGATGGCATAAGACTCACTTGGTCAGTACCCACAACAGATGCGTTATTAACCTATGAAGTGCGGTTATATCGCAATGGAAAGGTTTTCAAAACATATCTAAACTTAAAAAATCCAGAAATATCATTTGAAGGTTTGCCTGATGGTAGTTATACCGCAGAAATCAGAGCTAAAAACCAAAGTGGCCAACTGTCAGATCCCGTAACACGATCATTTGAGATTAATCTCAATATTCCTAGATTTGTTACTAAATCCTTGTTATTTGCTATTGAGCTTGATTGGGATTTGCCTAAGACATTTACACCTGGATTTAGCACTGAGATTTGGCGTAGCAATACAAATGACATAAGCACTGCAGTGAAAGTGGCAACACTGCCATATCCCCAAAGTAACTATGTTATCAATGGTGTGCCTTTATCGACAGGCTATTACTTTTATTTGCGAGGAGTAGATAAACAAGGTAACAAAGGCGAATTTACAGAGGCAGTATTTGGTGAGGCAGACCATAATCCAGATAACTTGTTAAATGCGTTAGAAGGGAAAATTACTAAATCCCAACTTGGCCAAGAGCTCATAAACTCCATTAAAGATGATATTAATAATGCAGTTGGGGAAGAAGCTAAAACAAGACAAACTGCTGTTGCTGGTGCATTAGCTCAAATAGCTGCACAAGCTCAATCAACTGGCACTGCAATTAAAAACCTTGAAAAAGCAGAGCAAGCACAAGCCGAAACCATCAAAACTGTAACAGCGAAGGCCGAATCAGCTTTATCAGGCATCACTGCAGTAAGACAAGCGCAAGCTCAAAGTGATAAGGCAAACGCACAGCAAATCAATGCACTAACTGCTAAAGTTGGCAATGCTGAATCTACTGTGTCGCAAGTGAGTAATGCTGTTGCTGGACTTAATGGTAAAGTTAGCTCGATGCACACAATCAAAACACAAGCTATTGCTGGTGGACGGACTGCTGTTGCTGGGATCGCTCTAGGCGCAAACCATGAAGAAAGTTCGGTCATTGTTATGGCTGATAAATTCGGGATTGTTGCTAATGCTAATGATGGTAATGTCAAACCTGTGTTTTCTGTTGCAAATGGGCAGGTTGGTATCCGTGGTGATTTGGTTGTCGCTGGGTCTGTGACGAGAGATAAATTGTCATCAGGTGGTGGCGGGAACCTCTTTTACAACCCAATTTTTGCTAATCCGACAAATGGTGTGCCTCACGGGTGGACATTATTCGAAACTGGATTGTCAGATAGCCAAAAAGGCGAACGTAGATGTTTTCAAGATCCTGATTATGGTCTGAAGAGAGGTGGTTATTTACCTAATGAAAATGTTGTACGTTTTCACAATAGACGAACTAATAATGGCTCTACTCGAACAGGTATCTGTCAAAATGTGCCTGTTACAGCAAATAATTGGTACATTGTATCTGCTTATATGGGTAACCAAAATTGCACTAAGGTTGAAATTTATATTGATGTGCGAGGCCGTAATGGAGAATGGTTATTACATAAAACAGTAGGTGTGCCGAAAAACAAAAACTTTGTAGGCATCAATGACGCAGAAAGAGCATTTATTAAATTTCAAGTTCCTTCTAATGGTGTAAGTGTTGATGTATTTTTCTTTTTTTATGATGCTGACGGCTCTAATCCAAATGGTTGTTGGATGTTTGTCGGTCGCCCAATGCTGGAAGAATGTACAGAATACACAACTCAGCCTAGCCCATGGGTAAATGCCGGTGTAACCGAAGTACATGGTGGAAGTATTATTGCCAATACAATCCGTGGCGATCACATCCAAGCTAATCAGGAAATTAGAGCGCCAAGAATAACTGGTGGGGTCATTACTGGTAATACCGTCAACGGTGCAACAATCAATGGTGGAACAGTTAATGGTGCAGTGGTAAGCGGTGGCACAGTAAAGGGTGCAATTGTCGAAGGTGGCGTAATCAAAGCTGCAAGGCTTGAAGGCGTAACTGGTAAATTCACAGGAACACTTGAAGTTAATCAGCTAGTCGGTGGAAATTTGTGCGAGGTTGCTATTATCACTGTTTATAGAACTCTTAGCTTCTATCAAGTGTGGATAAACATAGCCCCCTCACCTGTTAAGCGAATTTTCTTCATTGTTAATTCACACAAAACATTCACGGTTGAGGCTAATCAATCTCACAGGTTTTTATATACAAATCATGATGAAAATCCACCAGAGTTTTTTGAGTTTAGAGATGGTCGTACCGCTAAAATGTGCATTACTGCATACGCAGTATCAAACACAAGAACAATAACACAAGACTAGGAGTAAACATGACAACATTGGCAAAACGACAGAGCAAATTGATTTGGAGCAGATTTATGCTTATCTGAAAGAAAACGGTCAAATCGTAATTTAATCAACCTTAACTAAAACCACCGCACTTTGATAAATCGAGTGCGGTTTTCTTTTATCCAAATATCCAAAATCAGGAGCAATCAAATGAAATTTATTGAAAAAAATATTGAAGATGCACGCACTGGTTCAATTTCAGAACATCATACTGTAACAGGCTTGCAACTTGACTATGTCAATAATAGTACTTTTGTAACCATCTCATCTTACGTGTCAAAAGCCAAAAAAGACGAGGGAAAAGAGAGTTTAAGCATTAATACGTTTACTATCCAAGGCGTGCCGGCTTGGAACGCAATCCCTTATGAATGGGCGTTATCTGAATTAGTCAAAGCTCAACCAGAAGGTTTTGTGCCGGAAACATACATCGGTTATGTCAATCCGTATATGTTTGCTGGTGGCAAGGTAAAAGAGTAG